CTCTGCCACACCTTTGTTTACTCTGGCCCATTGGATGTATCTTCTTAAAAGACTTGAACCCCATCCCCTTCCTTTCTGAGTTACATAAAAGAAAAGATCAGCAGATTGTTTCTTTCTGGAGTACCATAACTGGTTAGTAACACCAATAAAGACACCCTCTATTACACCAACTATCTCTACTACATTAACCAAGTGCTCTGCTGAGAGAATACAAACTTGAACATTCTTTCTGATAATTTCTTCAGCTAAAGGAACACCCTTAGAGGAGGATTCTTTATGTGCTTCCTTAACAACTTTTATTATTTGAGGAATGTCGCCATTAACAGCGGCTCTAATCAAGTGCCACCTTCATAGTTACTATATGGATGAGCGCCTTGGAACCAATCTAGTATCCCTGCCGCGCTAGCACGATCCCTCATTTCTGACCAATTGGCTCTAGTTATATTGGTATTTATATAATCTTTTTCGGAGGACTGTTCATCAGTATCTCCACCATCATCATCATCGTCGTCATCTTGGTTGTCCCACATGTCCTTCCATTTATCTATCCACTCACTAGGTGCCAAGTTCTCACCAAATATCATATCCCATATAAATGCGCTGGCTTCTGCATTGTCTGATATGGTTGACAAAATAGTTGCCGCATCAATCTTTATGCCCTGTAACTGTACGTCTATGCCCATCTTACCTAGTTGAAACTGAAGATCGGCTACGTATTTAGCCTTATCAAATCCAACATCTATCCCATACTTTTGCATGTCGATACCGTATTCTTTTAATTCTGCATCGGTATCTATTCCATATCTTTGCAACTCAGCGGCAACTTTTGTTTTCCACCTGTTAGTAATATCCGCTATGTTAGCCGCCTGAATCTGATAACCACCGGCTATATGGGATAATGTTTCTTGAATAACACCCTTCAATCGAGTGTTCATATCCTCATAGTAAGCTGTGTTCTGCAATGTTCTATGCCTTTCAAGCATTCTTGCATCAGCTTCTGCTATAGGACCGGCTACAGAGAAAAGCGCTCTCATAACCTCCTCTTGTCCCATAGAAGCGTTACGACCTAAACCACGACCAGCCATCGCTCTAACTCTAGCTTCTGCGGCCTCTCTAAATAGTGGGCTATTCTTATCAAGGAGATCGCGGATTCTATTTTCTACATATTCATCATCTGATACTGGTAGTAACTTAATGTTAGTCGGGATAATGCTTTTATTGGGGTCATGCGCTGGCCCTTCATATTTTGCTTTTTCTGTGGGTTCAGTAGGAATATTTAACTTAGTAGTCTTGGTATAAGTTGGTGCTTTAGCAGTCGAGGCAGGTGCTGTACTTGTTGCTGTTCCTGTTCCTGTTGCTGTGCTCGTTGCTGTACTCGTAGTTGTTGATGTTGCCTTCTTCCACGAATGACCATGAGTCTGTACTGTTGCTTGCGCTTGGGTTAGGTTACCTTTCTTTATTAAATCTTTTACTACAGTTTTATAATTATCATAGTAACCTTTCATATTCTTATCATTTGGATCAAGCTTTTGACCCGTTTGATAAGTGCCACCTTTTACCCAGTCATCATAAGAGGGAATCTTTAAATTCGGATTTGCCATATTGTTATCTCTTTAAGCCGCGATCAGAATATTGAACTACAGCGCCCTGCAATGTTACAGGCTTATCGTAGATAGAACTATTTTTTATAAGAATTCCCATATTTTCTCCCTGTCCTGCAATTCTTGTTCTTGCTTTATCCATGATAGCAACACCTAATGAGTCATTAGAAACATCATCTACATTCCACTCATCATTTGTAACATCTACAGAGTAAACAGTAGATACTGGGACAGTCCCATCTCCATAATTAAAATCTGGGTATATATCTAATGTTGTACTAGTATCAGCAGACAATTCTAGCAAAATTTCTCTAAATCTTTTCTTAAGTTGTGGAGTCCCGTAATGGAAATAAGCTAATCTAATAAAAGAAGCTACCGTGGCACCATCAAAGGACGTACCAGAATCAATTTTTCTAACGTAGCCATCTTCAAATCCACCGTATAGAACCTCATCTCCATTAGCATCTTCTGCGGAACAGGCACAAATTATTTGATCAGACAGAGTAAAAGGAAGTATCCCTTCATTCTTTCCATTTATAAATGTCATGGCTATGCCAGTTTTGTCAGTAAAATATAATCTGTATTGATTTTTTTCTCTAACTCTAAGAGCGGTAGCAACATTATCTTTATATTTTTGTACGAGAGGGTCTACTTTTTCTGATATGACGGATTGCTTGAAGTCGCCAAAATTCAAAGTAGCATTTACAGATGTAATTCCCCTATCATCTAAGAATATAGTGCTATGTATCTTTTGTACTGTCTTATCTACTGCACCTGAACCGCTATAAAATGTTGTTAGATTCCAATCAGCAGAAGAAGTTCCATACAAAACGTAAGTATTGTTTCTTCCAAATACAGCTAAAGCATCTTTAGATTCTATAGACAGTCCTGTTATTTCATCGCCTACAACAATTTCAGCCGCACCAGAAGTGGTACTAAAAATGGTAGGCAATTGTAGACTTGAGTTTTGTAGAGAGCCTTTGGGAAAGGTAAGAAACAAATGATTATTGTAAGCTTCTACATACTTTGGGGTATCGACTGTCATCCCGGTGCGTATTTTTACAAAAGTAGTTCCATCATACTCAAATGCGTTATCTACAGTATTAGCACCGTACATCTTTGCAATGCCTTCAGAGCCTTTGAAATTAAAATTTACAAAATCATAAACGCCATTGACTTCAAGTGTTTGAGCATATTGAGTCCCATAAGCCTTCGCAATCGTTTGGGAAGCTGGTTGTCCTGAACCATTAATGTCAGCCCTTTTCGCTCCCGAAACTGTGATGTCTTCTCCATCAGTCCATGTCCCGCTACTATCTATAACAGATAAAAATCCTGCTGCATCATCACTAGACCATGCACCAGATGCTATCTGAATCTTTTTAACTGTTGCAGTCTGTCCAGAGGTTCCACCGACGATAGCGTCACCTTCTAAAATCTCTACAAGACCTCCATCAAAAGCAATTGTAGGACAGCTAAGATTCTCATCTGTTACAAAAGTTCCAGTAACACTTGTTAAAACGACTGTTCCACTTGCGCCCGTGTCCCAGTTTCCATAATAGGAAACACCAGCTATTGTTCCAGTTGCTCCATTTGCGCCCGTTAAAACAGCACCAACAACCATTTCACCATTAGTGGTTGTTGAGTCAAAATTAAGGGCAGTTCCTAAAGCTATTTCTGACCACCCAGAAGTGGTGGACTTGTACATACCAGCAGAGGCTCCGCCAGATTTATTTCTAAAGGCATATATATCCCCACTATATCCCCATACACCTAGAACATTTCCCTCACCGGGAACAACAGTAATAGTTTCCCTCTTCTCTTCAATTCTACCTTGTAACTCTGTGACTAGTGTAGAGTCAGCGGTGGCATCCCTTAATACAGGGGGACCATGTGAAAGACAAGTGGCATAAAGCCCCATTATCCTATCCTATATACCATTAACTGCCCAAACCACAGAAGCATATTCTGGCTACTTCCATTGTCATGCTTTAGCCTAGCGTATACGTCTGTATAGGTTGTATGTCCAGTAGCGTCAATTATTCCGCACATATTAAAATTAGCAGAATCATTGGCATTAGTTATATACTGTGATGATTTTAAAGCCGGAGCGTCTGTAGTACTTCCTCCTGTATTATCGGTAGATATCATAGCAGTCCAAATGATATTGGCAGTAGCTGATTGCTTTATTGATAAGTTACAATTAACAGCGTAAAACCCTTTGTCATAAATTCTAATCTGGTCATTAGCAAAATCCGCGTCTGATCCAACAGTTGTTGCTGATACCGTTCCAGTATCCTGTGCTACGTCTGATCCAGATGACCCTAAAGACCAATCCACAGTTACTGTGGTTGCATTAGCTACTGCTTGAGTAGCTGGAGTTCCATCCCCTGCGGCATTGTTTATACAAGCGTAACCGCCCATACCGGATTCTGTAAATTGCCTAACCATCTGAGCCGTAATTGCCCCTGTGGTGTTATTAGCAAAACTAGTTCCGGTTAAGTACGCTCTAGTTTGCCTTAATGCTGTTGGTGTTCCCATTATCCATACTCCACATTGAATCCAGCGCCAAATGCGCTATCTGTATTTAGAAAATATATAGTCTCTCCGTCTTGAAGAGTTCCACTAGTGACCGTAAAGTAGATGTATCCTTCTGCGTCATCATCTATGAATGCACCAGCGGCGGTAACTATCTCTTCTACAGTTACAACCAGAACTTGGCCTATAGCCCCGCTAGTCTCTCCCTTAATCGTGCTACCCACGCGAGGTATCTGAAGATCAAATGCTATGCTATACGCGCTATCAAAGACAGAATCTTTCGCGCTACCAATAGTGTATGGTATTCTGTAATACGTTATAGCAGACGGTAGCCCAGTGCCATCATCCCTTTCATACCCATCTAACCTATGGTATCTTCCCCTAATATCCACTTCAAAATTATTTGCTGCCATGCACTCTCCCGGCTGTAGGGAAAGAACTGGATCAATAATATTTAATCCACCTGCAAATGGAAAGTATTTAGTATTAGTGGAGCTTCTCGCGCCAGTATTAAACAAACTCATTCTGGCACTACCGTATAGTTTTCAAGATTCTGAACAACAGAGAACCTTCTATCCCTCTGTGATGGAAGTTGGTCAGCTTCTAACTTACCAAGCAAGTCATTAAACTCAGAAATAGCAGAACCCATAACTTCTGCGGCATCGTTCTGCTCTGCATAATACACTTTAGCCCTACATATAATAATTCTTTGGAATCTTGTAGGTATCACAGGGGTATCTGTAGTAGCGCTTAATGTGGTTGGAGTTTTCCAATATTCGGCAGTAAGTGTTGTTGCCGCATCAGGAGTAGGATATAAATCAATTACATTATCTGGCTTAACTGAAAAGAACTCTGGAACTCCAGTGTCTACAGTTCCATATTTATAATCTTCCCTATATTCTCTCCATCCTACATATCCAAGGGGTTGCCAATTTGCAGACGTTGGGGCATAGACAACAGAATCTATGTTCCACTGAGCCAGATCAGATGGAGAACTTATGGTTGATGTTGAAGCAACAGTAGTTGTAGAATGTTCTCCCCATAAAAAATCCCAGTTAAACCACATACTACAGATATCTGTATTAGCATCTTTAATGTATCGAACTACGTCTGCTTCATCTTCTGCTGTTGGTGTAACAGTAGACGGGCCTGTGCCGGGTATTCCAACTTCCCTAGCCATATCTTGACAAAGTTCTATATATGTACTCATTTAAGATTCCTTAATATATCTTGCGCTACTTTAAGATGGTCTATATTTGCGGCGCATAAAGAAGCCCCTGTTTCCTTATCCCTATTACAAGTGGCAAAGCCAAAATGTAACTTATGGCAAGGAAAGCAAGGGCAATCATCTGGTTCCATAGATGTGGTGTTTCTCCAATGCTTTGTTAAATTCTCTTTAGATGAATGAGAAAGAAAAATACACTTGTGATTTTTCATGGCACTAGCAGCATTTAACAAACCAGTTTCTGGCCCTACAATTACATCACAATGAGGAAGAAACGAAAGAGTTTTTGTAATAGACCATTTTCCAGACTTGGTTATTACTCTAGGTTCATTCTCCCATCCAGCCTCAAGAAGCTGGCAAATTTCGTCACCCATTGTAATTATGCTAACATCCTTTCTTTTTAAAAGAAGAGTAGCAATAACATTATCTATCCAAGGATACACTTTATGAACAGAAGAACCAGAGAGAACAACCATTACCACATTCTTTGTCTTAATTTTCTTCCTAGTTTTTTTAGCCCATCTCTTTTCTAATGATGAAGGATAATAAAAAGGAGCATGTTTAAAATCTATACCCGCTATTCTATGAGTTTCCTCAAGATAGTTTTTATTACACAGTTCGTGTATCCTTTCCTTGGGCCAATCATATTCTTCACAGCCTTCAACAACATGAGGTCTACCATCAATCTCAATAGTTCTTTTAGGATTAAGAAGTAAAGTTCCTTCTATAGATTCTGATAACTGGATAAACTTATCAAAACATAGCGACATTTTTTCCCAGTATTCGCCAAGAGAAAAATTACTTATTTGATTATCATTTTGAACTATCAACTCATCAACATAAGGATTATTCAAAAGAAGAGAATTACCTATCTCAGTAGTATTAACACAGACCCTATATCCCATTTCCTTTAACACTGGAAACAAAGAGGAAGCCTGAATCATATCCCCAAAACCACCGTACCTTACAACACATGCAGTTTTTTCTTCTCTTATACCACCAAAATCTTTTGGCAAGTAGTCTTCTACTATTTTAGTAGTAACATATATCTTCTTCATGACATATGCGTTATAACTTTTTCTCTGACCGACTCAATCTTTTCATTATTCGAGAATTTAATACCCTCATCTCTTGCATAATGCATTAAAAGAGTTCTGCCACCTAATCCTTTTTGTTTTTTCGCCCAGTTAATATCTTTTTCTGTTACTTCTTCACCAGACGCATCAAAATTAAAACCGCCTTGCTCATACCTTATTTTTCGAGCGCCATAAATTGTGGCATAAGGTTTCTCCCAATCAATCTCCACTTAATCTCCTCAGTCTACAGACCAACCAACCCATTCAGGTTTGTTTCCAACTCTAGCGTTGTTCTGTTTTTGGTTATCTTCATTCATATAAGTATCTTTTCCATCTACCAAAGTATAGCCACTCTCACGTGGATTATTTTCTGGCTTTGATTTCTTATTGAAAGTATCTCTTTGAAATTTACCACCCATGATAATTTCTATCATAATCTTCCCCAAGAGAAAGGGGGGCTTTCACCCCCCGATCCATATTAACGAAAGTTAAAAGAGCCTTCGGAAGGCGTTGAAACTTTCTTTTTTACGATTCCCATGGGCATCTGGTTTGGGCCGTGACTATCCATCCCCAATTCCTTGGGGCTTTCAGTAGCCTTTTCCAAACTAGACAAACCATTTTCAGGAATTTTACCGTCTGCTGAATGTTTATTACTAGCCATATTTCCTCCTAGTACCAAAGAACTGATACATAACCGTAGCCTTTACCTGCCGCAGTACCAGAATCAGTTCCCTCTGTAACGGTAACTTCAATCTGTGTATCCGCAGGTAACGCTTCGATAATGATCGCATCAGTATCGTCTTGGACATTAAAGCAGTTAGTCAACGCAGTTCCATCCGGGATGTTTAACTGACCATAATAATTTGGATCAGCAGTTGTGCCAATCGAAATATTTGCTTCAGTTGCATCATCTGCGAATGTCTCAGTGACATGAAGACCTATATCAATAAGCATTCCCTGCTTACCAGTTGGGCCTTTGAAACTCCAATCAACAGCAGTTCCATTACCCATATCATTGTCATGACCATAAGAATAGGTGGTCATTAATGCTTGTGAATAACTCATAATATACCTCCTATTAAGATGCGCTGTCCCAAATCACGATACGTGACTGGGCTGCTTGAGTGTGTGTAATGCCAAAGCCACCTAAGTAATACCAAGCTATGCCACGGTCCCTTCCAAAGTCGCCGGGAATTTTCCCACGAATTTCTTCTGGAACTGCGATAGCTTCTGCAACCGTATCCTCGCCAAAGAATACAGCCCAATCACTTAGACCATTGCTCCAAGCAGCGGCAGATGTACCCATACCAGAACCTTTAGCAATGTGTGTCTGCTCGACGAAACGAACGCCATCGTATCTACCTATTTCACCATTCATGATCATCTGAAATCCTTGATCCACATACTGGTGGATAGATTCAAGATCAGCCTTCAAGGTGGCGTAGGTTGACGGCCATGCAAGACAGTAATAATCATCGCCGGTGTAGGCGGGGATATTACGTTCTTTCATAAGATCGACCATCAATCGAACATGTAACTTACCAAGGGCAACACTGTTGACTAGTGTAGCTGTACCATTCGTGGTTAATGTCAACGCAGTTGTACTAGACCCACCAGTTGGGACTGCACGTAGTGCGGCGGCATCAAACTGAGCGGCGGCTAAAACGTCAAATGCTTTCTTGGCATCGTTCTTTAACACTTTTCTAACGATCTCACGAACTGGTTGTTCGCTTAAGTCGTCAAGTTTCCCGGTCCATGGGACTGAGTTACCTGCTTCTGTAATCGTCATCGTACCCTGAGAAATCGTAAATGATGTCTCTGGGATGGTATTCGTTTCCGTCAGGGTAGTACCCTGAGTGGCAACGTCACTAAACACGTTCCAATGGAATGTATCGCCACGGTGCAAACCTTGATGTGCGGCATCTTTAATGTCGCAAAACTGTCGAAATTTGACAACAGGCTGAACCGCCATTCTCAACTCACGGCTGAGATTTAGCGCATACATATACCCACCGGAAGTGTTGACAGACCATACTTGTCCTGCCATAACTACCTCCTATACTATGTTTATGGGTTGCCCTCTTGACTTCCTCATATCTTCAATAACTTGGCTTGGAGTTTTCTCCAGTTCCTCGTCCTCTCCAATCTTAGCTGTCTTTCGGGCCTGTTTTGGTTCAGAGACTATTCTTTTCTTTCTTGCGGATCGTTCATTACTCTTTCCGTTAGATAGATTAAGATTAGCCCATTCTCTCGCATACTCAGCGGCGGCTTGGATAATGTGTCCCGGTGCCATGTCAGGTCTTTCCTTCATAATGGTAACCGTTCTATTATCTGCAATAGCCCTTAACTCAGGCGTATTGGCAATCTCAGGATACTCAGACTCAAACCAAGAAACTGCTTCCTTGACTGATTTTTCATATACCTGCTGTTGCTGTTTAGCCTGTGCCACTTGTTGGCGAGCAAAAGCTTGATTTAAAGCTTTATTAACTGCTTCCTCTACATTTGGGGTGGCATCTTGCGAGCGTCCCGTAGTCAAAGTCTGCAACAATTCTGCGGCTTTATCCGCATCATCTTCATACAACGCTTGGTGGTACTCCTTTACTTTTTCTTTATAAGAATCAGTATCGGGTACTTCCTCCTCGCCCTCTGGGGGTGGAGAAGATTGTTTTGCTTTTAACTGCATTACGTAATTTCGTAATTGCTGTTCTTTTTCCTGAAGAAACCTTTCCTTTTGGGCGGCTGCTTCAAACCTTCTTTGTGAGGCTACATCTTTTTGATGAGAAGTTTTTAATCCCTCAAAAGGAACCTGAACCTCTTCACCATTTACTTTGACTGAAGTAACCCACTGTCCATCATTTGTCTGCCATACAGGAGATTTCGGGTCTTCTTGTTGTATTTCTTCCTCAACCCCCTCTTCAGACAATTCTTCTGAGGATTCTTCAATCATTTGCTGGACTGCTTCTTCTCCAACAATATCTTCTAAAACTTCAATTTCCCTAGAAGCCGCGATACTTTCCATCATCTCTTCTCTAGGTGTTACAACTTCCGCATCCTGTGGGGTAGCGTCTGCCATCTTACATCTCCTAAGTTATTCCGCTTCTTTGTACCTAGCCAACTTTTCAGCATTGTCTCCGTCTGCAATAATCGCATCCAGCCACTTAAGTAGCTTTAATGGGGTAGCGAGGTCATTAGATATTTTACGGTATTGTTTTAGTTCTTCTTCTGAAGAACCAGACCACTCCTGAAAAGTCATTTTCTGAAGTTCACCAAGAGCATTTCTATAATCAGCTATTGCTCTCTCAACTAAAGCTTTCCCGGTTGGAGTTCTTATAAATTCTTGTGTGCCACGACCAATTTTAGTTCTTGTTATTAACTCATCTATTTTAGGTGCGGCTGGGTTTTGATAATCTGTCATCCTACCTCATATGGTATTTTATTATATTTATCTCTTGCCATGGTTCCGACCTTACTTACATTATCTTTGTCTTCTACCATGCGCCTTTCGATTTCTTGATCAATAACTTGATTGAGTAAGGCATCTCTTTGCAACATCAATTCCGCTCGTCTAGTATCTGCATCTTGTTGTTTTATACTAGCCTCACTTTTTTGAACATTAAGTTTTCCAGCATCAGCTTGAGTTCCTATAATTGTTTTCTGCAATTCTGTCTGCGCTCTTAACTGAGCAGCCCTTAAGGTAGCTTCTGCCTTCATCTCTTCTATCGTCAAGCGACCCTGCATCTTAACCTGATCAGTTTCAAGCATCTGTCCCATCTGATCAATCTGTGCTTGCATTTCTTCTACCTGTGGATCAACATCATCGGTCGGCATTAAGAATCTTGAACCATCCTTATATCCAAGTTGTGCAAAAACTTCTTTTGCTACCTCTTCTACATTAAACATTCCTTCCATCTGTGGAAACTGAGAAAGACTTCCAATGCCATAAAGAAGATTCTGAACTCTTCCAACGGGATCAGTAGCATTCATTCCAACATTGACTTTTAATAGAACATTCTGCTTAAGAAGTTCATCCATAACTTCATCTTGTCCGAAATCTATAGGACTTTCGGCTTCTTCAGACTCATCACCTATACCAGCAAATGCCATTACATGCTCATCTGTTTCGTAATACTGTTCAAGCTTTAACAGTTGTTTCAATACTGGCTCAACCCAAGTTTCTGCAAAAGTTCTTAAAACAAATTCAGAAACACTATTAGTATTGCCAGCAATTAACTCCATGCCGCCTACTGTCTCATTAAGGTTACGAGCGCCACCTACGGTGGAGGCTGAGAAGTTACCTTGCAGTTCATCGAAATCCATATTTATTCGATCCTGCTCTTGGTAAGCAGACGCAGTGACATCTCTCGTTTCAACGATTCTGACGTCTTGGTCTGGATCATCCATCTCAACCGCACCACCGGGAACAGACCTAAATAGGGCATCTAAGTCTATATTTCGATCCCTCCGAATATGGTAGCGCTTATTCATCGCCAACTTAATGTTGTCGAATCTTTGATTCCATATATCGTTTGATGCGGCTTGCAACTCTTCGGTGAGTTCTACAGTTGCTGATGGATAAACACGGTGCGCTTCAATGTTCAGCTTTCCCATCACGTAGGGGCGCTCGTTGTCTTTTAACCACGGATACATCTCTTGCAAAGGTTTAGGATCAGTTAAAAGATATTGAGTGCCAGCAGTAAAAAAGCACCAATCCTGACCTTCTTTCTTAATAATATTTTTATGGACCCATACAATTTTAAATTCATCTACGGTTTCAAATTGATCTTCTAATGGGTCTTCTCTAGGTTCTTCCCTAGTCAATCGCAAAGTATCATCATCTTGTGTCTGAGTAGACAGAAGTTCACCCATAGATAATTTGTGCCATTCTTTGCTATCAATCCTTTCCATGACATCTTGAACGAACATAGGAATTAAATGGATAACATATGGAGATGAAGAGATAGGATCATACCAATCTGAAGCTGGATCAATTCTAAAATTCTCTGGCTCTACAACTTCTATAACTGGAAAGTCTTTTATAGTGGAGGTTACTTTCTCCCTAACAGGCTTTCCTTCCATATCAACAACTTCGCCACCATCATCATCCACAGAAGCAAAAGTCTCATCTCTCTCTTCAAATTCCCAATACTGATGAGATACAACAGTTCCATAAATAGCCGCATCCTGAAGGGCTGTCACCATAGTGGTGAACCAAGGAATGGTATTAGTCAGTCTATACTGCATAATTGACTGGGCAATAGCTGCTCCAGCAATTTGCTGTGGATCATTAGGATTAGCGGGACTAATGCTCATCATATCTTCATTAGTGAAGAATGCTGTAGCCATAGCCGCTTCTAACTTTCTAACGGTTGTCCTTGTCTTTGGTCTGAATAATCTAGACCTCTTATCATACGCGGAAGTTAAATACTTAGACCCCGGCGGATGCCTACTATTAAAGTTAGATAAATTCTTTTCCCATTGATATCTTAGATTAGTATCAACCCAGTCAGTAGAAGAATCATAGGCATTCCTAGCAAGGCTTAACCATTGCTCATTTTTATCACCTATCTCTTCACCACCAGCAGGAGGAATATCTTCATTTAATGGTGGTTGTGGATTAATAAGTGACATTAATGATATTCTCCATTCAACTTTCCTTTATCATCCATTTTTAAATCGTTATACAAAGTGTTGTTAAACTGACCCCTTTGCTGTCTGAATCTTTCTAATATTTCTCCACCAGCATTAGTCACAACTTTGTAATTCTTGTCTATCTTTTCTTCATGAAGAATAAACCCCCAATTTCCAGACAAGCGCATGGACTTAACTCCAACAACTCCATCCATAACATGGACAGCCCATAACCAACCCGGATATTTTTTCTCAAGATGTTCTGCAACATTTTTAGCTAGAGTATAATCATGAACATTAAAGTCTTCATTTTTTTCTACTTCAAATGCATCTGTATGAACAGCGGCTTTATCTGAAAGCATACTATCTTTTCCTTTTTGGAGCGTGAAACGTTCTTTTACCATCATTAAATACATATGTAACAACAGGTCTGGTTCTTCTTGTAGGGTCAGCTTTATCTACTAACTCTGTCCAAGGAATTCTTTTTTCTTTTGTGTTCATGTAATGATTATCTCTGGAATATACTTAGGTTGACGTACTAAAGGCCACTCAGGATCATAAGGAGTTAGCACAAGATTTCCAGCAGAATCTATAGTAAACCCGTATGTAACTCCGACTATTGGGAATAGAGTTCCTTTTCCCCATGTATCTGAAGAAGCCGCCCACGTTCCAACTACTTCATCCCAAGGAGCTCCAAGATTTAATCCAGTTAAAGAAGCGGCATCTGGATAAAATAAATGTCCAGCTAATTCAGTAGGAGCATATCCAGTAAGAGCTAAAGAAGCAACAGGAATTACAGTATGATGTAATTCATCTACTGATGGGATACTTGTCGTAAGAGTTAAACTAACACCATCTGGAGTTATAACTCTTCCTATTGATATAGTAGGAGAAATTGGATTTTGATCCCAATCCCAATAAGCATCATTCCATTGGTTAGGTACATCTGCCCAGTCATAAGTTTGTATTAACTCTAGATTGGTATTACCTACTGCTATATTAAAGTTAGTAGAGTCAGAAGGTGCATGCCCAGTTAAGGCTAATGACCCCACAGCAGGATTTATATAAGGACCATTCCAAGCCCTACTAAATTTAGAGTCGTCCCAATCTCCAGTTGTTGCCGCCCATGTGCTGATTGCCATTTATGCTCCTGTTAGCATCGTGCCCTTTTCTGGAAACCACAACACATCTATTTTGGTAGTTTCAAACATATCTATTGCCTCTTCTACTGTTTCTATCAATGGATTTCCAGCCACATTAAAACTTGTATTTAATAGAACAGGCACACCAGTTATGAGTTCAAACTCTCTTAATAGTTCATAGTAATGCCACAAATCTTCATCTACGGTTTGTATGCGACAAGAGTTATCAACATGAACAATGCCCGGAATTATATCTAATTTATCCTCCTTAACAGGAAATGATACAGTCATAAATGGAGAATCGTTTAGCCCATGCATTTCAAAATATTCTTTTGCTCGATCCTTTAAAACAGACCCAGCGAATGGCCTGTACCATTCTCTATTTTTTACAGAGTTTATTATTCGTTTAGCATCTGGATTTCTTGCATCAAACAAGATTGACCGATTACCTAACGCTCTAGGGCCAGCCTCTGCTTGACCGTTATAAACTGCTACTATCTTTTGTTGGGATATTAATGAAGCAATCTCACCAGTTGTAACTTGATCTCCGATATCTGGAACAACATCTTTAACATGATTAAAGAAAGTATCCTTTAATTTATGCACGTCAGAGGAATTACTTTTCTCTCTATAAACAAGCATTGCAGACCCAATGCTATTACCACTATCATCTGCAAGAGGCTCGAAATAGAAATTAACGTGAGGTAAATTCTTTACAAGATACTCGTTAGTTACAACATTTAATCCATAACCACCAGTCATACAAACATTATGTATGGCGTACTGTTGTACCATATCCTCAACTAAATTTAAAACTACTGATTGTGTTTGCTTCTGTACCTGATAAGCGTAATCAGCATATAAAGAATATCTATACTCAGAAACATTATCTACCTGATAAAAAATATAATCTTTGTATGCTGACTCTTTTCCAACATAGTGAAAAAACAAATTAGTATTCGGTACGCCCCCAACAAACAGTGGTTCAAATTCTGAATCTTCACCGTAGGCGGCCAGACCCATCGTCTTCCCATTCTCTAGTATATTCTGTCCAATCAATGAAGTGGCAGTCTCATAAACCTTAGTTATGTTCATAGTGCTATCCGCAACAAACTTACAATTGGGATACCTGCCTTTCAACTCAACTAACTTCTTATGATTATCTACATCATACTCCTGACCTATATTCTTAAGCCAGAAAGATTTGTATACGGGCCTAAACTCATGCGGATAACGGGCAATGAAGACAGTTTCCGCCTCTCTCATAGAACCATGATTTGAGCCATTCCTATCTATAACAAACAATAAAGACTCTTCAAATCCGCTATTATAAAATGCAAGACTTGCATGAGATAGGTGATGCTCATCACACATTCGAGACACTGGACATCCAAAGTGCTCTTTTATGTATTCCTCTAATTTATTATTAGAGTCATCAAGGTAGTCGGGAGAAGAGATAACAGCGTAATCAACGTCATCTAACGATGAGGCATAATCTAGACATCTATATGGGTGCTTATCTCTTTTTACACCAGACAAGCGCTCTTCCTTTGAAAAATAAACTACCCTTCCATCTTCAACAATAGCTACACTGCTGTCGTGAAAAGGGGAAACCCCAAGCACTCTCATTCTAAATATAGTTTACATTTACTACTAATCGTGACCTGCTATTAGTGCAGGTAGTAGAGCAGTGCTTAGTCAGTCCATCAAAAAGTAAAGCCCTATTTTCTACTGAATCTACTTTAGTGCCGTCCTCTAGTGTCGTCATTCCATTATTTGTATTAATATAAAGAATAGCCACTTTATGTGGATAAAAATTATCAACATGAAAGTTATTCTGTATTTTTTTATGGGTATGAGGGTAATTATTTACCCTTAATTTAATTAATGAATTAACTTCTAACTTGTGGACAAAGGGAAGAAATAGATTATAGAAGCCACTTGTAACCCCTCTTGGATATCCTTCTTCACTATCCTGTCTAATGCTTGAAAATAGAACGTGTGAAAAGTACGTGTCCAACATGCTCTCTTCATCACCAACCCCAGATACCTTATCTTGATGATACCAAGGAAACCCGGCGCTAAGTAACATATTCTTTATTGGTAGAAACTCACTCTCGATTAAGAAGTTATCTATTACTTCATAAGGTTTCAAACGTAACTTCTTATTCGGCATAAAGTGTTACTTCTCCACAAAGAGTAACCCTTTGCACGTCTGCCTGAAACGCATGAACATAATGGTTAACCCAAGAGGGCCAAATCATTAGGTCACCTCTTTCAGTTAATTTTGCAAACTGCGCTATACAAAACGGCAACCTCTCTTCTCCATAATTCCATTGAGTAGTTCCCGGCCCTTCAGATGTTACTCTATTAGAATTAAGTAAGTATTCTTCCTGTATCTCTTTAGGAATTTGTAATGTTATGCAAAATTGTAAATCACCGCCGTGAGTATGTGAAGGGAAATACTCTGTTTTACTTTGAAAATTTACCCACAACTTATCAAGCCGCCAGATTATATTATGATCTCCTGAACTATCTACGTCTAGTTCTGGATTCCTTCCTATTATATGCCTAAAGGAGTTAGGGTTATATTTTTTAGCGGCTTCTAAATATAAAGAAATATACTTTGAAAATTTTGAATTAAACCACACAGAAGGGTTCTTGAATTCAAATCCATAGGTTCTTACTAAGGAACCCCAACTAGAGTTTTCTTCTTCAGTTTTTAATGCCTTCTTTCTGTTCTTCTTGCTTTTATCCAAGAGAAACTTCACAAGATCAGGATGTATCTTACTGCAAAGGAGGAATGGCCCCCAGAAAGGAAACCAATAACCTATCTCTTCATCTTCACCATTTTCTCGCATCATCTTTTCATAAAGGTAATCTTTTACTTTAAACTGGGGAGTCAAACCTCTATCTCTTGCCCCCACTTTCCTACGGGACAAGACATAAACTTATACTTAGTTTTAACCGCCATCACGCATCCACACTTCTTGCAAAAATAGTTTTTATAATACTCGCATTCTTCGCATATGTCCAGTCTCTTTTTGGCTAAACTCTTATCCCTCAAAGTCTGGGTCGTATTCAGAAACAAAGTCCCACTCTCCAGTGCCTTCATTCCATTCATATAAATATCTTTCATCTGGATAGGGTTTTGGACACTCCCATAGACAAGTACTTTCATTTAAAGTCCATGATGGGTATGGTTGCGGTGGAATAAACACATCCCTAGTTACGTCATATGTGAATCCAACACCTGCATAGTTTTTCCTAAGCGCGACACCATTATCTTCTTCATTTGAATTTGGAGCGTAATGCTTTCCGCCCCTTGTATTGTAAGAGGTCTGAACCCATTGCCCATCTACAGTATCTACATGGTTCTGTTCAGCAACTATAACATTGGTGACAATTCCACTTTCTACTTTAGCAAAATGACTCATACTTCATACCTCACTACTACAATTCCTGAACCACCGTTTCCGCCAGCATAACCACCCTGACCGCCGCTACCGCCGCCCCCTGCACCGAGGTTTGCGGTTCCTGACGTACCAGCGGAATTTCCTACTGCTCCAGCACCACCTCCGCCATTCCCACCAGCGCCAGCCGAGCCGCACCATGCGCCCCCGCCGCCCCCGCCGCCGTAATAAACGTCTGAGCCAGTTTGGTAATCATTTTGGAGTCCAGTATATCCAGCAGTAGGCCCATTGCCTGATGACCAGCCTGCTCCTGCTCCGCCACCTCCGCCTCCGTAGTGACAGCCACCCCAATATCCTGTTCCTCCGGTATTTCCATAGCCAGTACCCGTATGGGTGCTTGGGTCACTTTGGTTACTTGTACCTCCGGGCCACGTTGCGCCACCCCACGGAGCGCCACCACCGCCTCCCGATCCACCGACTTGGCCGGGACCGTTTGACTCGTAGTTTCCTCCACCGCCTCCAGCATTAGCAGTTTCACTAAAAGCAGTTGTATTATTTCCGGGATACTGACCAGAACCAGCCGAGCCAGTTCCACCGCCACCTATGGTAATGGTATATTCTTGAGCACTAAGAACTGCCTCTGTTAATACGATCATGCCTCCGGCTCCGCCACCACCAGCATGATGACCACCTCCAGCACCTGCTCCTGCCATCATCATTGCTTCAACTTTACCACCTTTGGTTACAGTTAGAGTTCCAGTCGAATTAAATGTATGAACTGAATAGCCTGTATAACTGGAAGTTGTTCCACCAGTGGCCTCAGCCCATCCTACTGCTGCGGATGCGGCCTGTAAACATATCTTATTCGCTCCTAAAGACATATAATTCTCCTATGGAGCCGCCATTGCCAGACCAGCGGCAAATCCGTACCAAACAGGTGACGCACCACCATTAAAAGTATAAAAGGTAAGAATATCTATCCCGGTTGTAGCTGTTGTAGTTAATGTAACTGCCGTTCCACCCGCCCACTTCACTGAAGTAAATGTGCCGGTTCTTGAGCCAGTACCATCCTGAGTCAGGATTAACGTAATTGAAGTTCCCGCTTGTAATCCACTACCAGAAGGCATTGTAAATGTGCAATTTCCAGTCATAGTCCATGTTTGAACATTACCGTTAGTTTCATCAAGCGTCTTAGCCGTAGCAGTATCTCCACCAGCATAAACAGTTTCAGCATAATCCTTAACAACTGGTCTTTGCACAACGTAATCCACATGATTTATAATACCAGATGCATCAGCAGTTACTGTCTTAGACACTTCGACTGTACCCAATGTTGTTACATCGTTATAATTTAATTCGGCAGTTGTGCCAGTATACCCATCAATTAAATTTAATTCAGTCGCAGTTGCTGTAACTAATGTACCGCCAAGCAACAATCCATTTGTCCCATCATGAGAAGCAACATCAAAGTCAAACGCTCCATCCTCAATCGTAACATCTCCATTTGCGTCCGCTGTTAATACTTTAGACTGTTCTGATTGACCTAACGTAGTGATATCTAAATAGTTTAATTCAGCATAAGTTGCTGTAACTCCATCAAGAATATTTAATTCTGCTCCACTAGAAGTAACAGCAGTCGTTCCAGAAAGACCACTAAATTGGTTCTTCAATACAGTCTTTATAAGACGGAGATGATCATCTCCCTGTGATATTGGATCAGTAGCAGTAGGATTAGCAGAAACTAACTCACTAATATATGTTCCGGTTTCAAGTCCCATAATAGTCTCCTATGCTAATTCAAATATGCCACTAGCACTTGGAGTGACAGTAAGCGTATTATCTGCTGCTAAAGTAAACTGAGAAGTAGTCAGCTTGGAAAAACAAACCAATTTACCGCCTGACTGATAAACAACAGCATACTTAATATTCGCAATTGTTCCGCCAGTGGCGGTCCATGTAATAGCAGTTGAATCAAAACGATACTTATCAGTTGCAACAGAAGCCCATGTCCTTGAAGTTACAGACGCGCCGCCAGTTGTATAACCATTACCACTAGCTACCTCATTTGCAAGTGATGATTGTGTTGATAGCGTCTTTGTATTTACATTAGCACTAGCCGCGCTCGTATGTAATGCTAAATAAAAACCAACACTTGTACCATCTAAATCGAACTGACCATTGCCTATATATTCCCTAAAGGAATTGTAAAAACTCCAAGCAGTAGCCGCCATTTTATACTACCTCCTCTTTTAATTTTAATGAATCTGGATTTTTAATAATGTGTGAAATAAGGCCATCTCCATGTACAGCCAGATCGTAATGTTCGCCTGTTTTAGAAATCATATCAACGAACTCTTTTGCTTGATGGTAATGTGCCGCAGTACATAGAAATTCCTTTCCAGACACGACAACATCTAAAACTTCTTCACCATCGTTTTCGGGTTGCTCATAAGCATGGTGGCCTTCCATAATACAACTGTCGAACCCATACATCTCAAACTTAGGAAACCCAAGCATTCTTAACAAATGGACAGCCCTTAATGCAACTGTAGCACCACCCATTATCGGGTAATACTCTTCCCCGTAAACTTCTTTTAAAAGATCAAAGTTATCATCTCCAGCACAATGCCATATCCATACTTTATTATCCTTAAGATTTTCAAATACAGAAGGATGGCACTGAGATGAAATAAAATATTTACAATCCTCAACTAACGGATAAACAAACCTGTTATTGAATTCCCTACTATCTAGCATTATCATGGCTGAAGGGACCAAACCACCTGCCATACAATATTTATGAGAGCCATTAATAGTAATTACTGGCATTCCATTTTGACGCTTTTCTAATAGATCAGGAAAAGTTTCCTTTAGTGTAGGCCCACCTAGAGCCAGCCCCACTGTTTTATCCCATTGTGTTTCGTAAGGTTGAACTTGAGGTAGTCCTAGTTGAATATTTTTTTTTATATTATTTCTTATTTTTTCTTTGTCTTCATTAACACCACAGACTATTTCTGGAACTGGGTGTCTTTGACCAATAGATATAGAAGGTGGCTCTGAAGCAACTCCCATACGTAAAGCTTCTATCATTTACTCTTTCTTCCCTTAAACTGGATTGGACCGGGCATTAACCATGAAAAAACCATTGGAACTATTACTATTAATATTAAAGCCCAACCACCCATTTCTATCAAAGAACCAAGCAATGACCAAAAATTATCTGGCGCACAACTACTCATAGTCCCCTTTCCTCCCTTTCCAATCGACACTTCCGTTATTACATCCACAACTGCACTGGTCACCACAGCGCCCGCTACAGGGGCAAGAATCCCCGTCGAGGCAAGACCCCCTACAAGCGCACCCCCGCCCGCCGACAGACTCACTATCGTGGCTTTTTTGAGTGTCGTACATCCTACAAGACTGGCGGTTCCGGCGATGACCACCAACCAGTAGCCCAGCCTACTAGAGCCAAGGCCACGATGACTCCAACAGCTATCCAAAACTTTTTCTTTCCAGCGCTTAAATCTTTCCATTTTTCCATTTTATTTCCTTACATTTCTAATATATGATTAAACCACAGGACTATTCCAAATGGTACACTTAGAATCAGAACAATCATACAAGTTGGAAATATAAATTCTTTCCAACTCATACAGTAAAGCTATTTCCACATCCGCATGACTGTGAGCCAGTAGGCGGTGTGAAGTGAAACGATGGTCTAAAGGGATCGCTGTCCCAGTCCATAACTGCATCACCTAGTAATTCCAAAGAGGAAGTATCAGAGAATATTGTCGAGGACAACATCTGCGCGCCTGATGGTAGGTCGGCGGATGGAGATAATTTTATTTGATAACCAGAACATCCGCCACCTTCTAAGTGTATGCCAAGAAAACCTTCTCCCTTCAGAGTCTGGTCTACTTTGTTCTGTGCTGATTCTGTTATTGTCATTCAATGTCCTGCTCCGCCACAACCGCCACACATCCCTGTACCACCTTGACCCTTAAATACATCAGAGAATACAAAAGTTGGACTCATGCCGGAGGTGTCGTAGTCTATTGTTGCCCCATCCATAAACTGATATGCAATAGGGTCGATAAGAAGATAAGGTGCTATTTCTGTATCTCGCTCTAACTTCTGATCTGCAAAGGTTAGGTTATGCGTCATCCCAGAACACCCAGTTCCTTGTACGAATGGTCTAACTGCTACCATACTACTTTCTATACACATAGATTCAATTTTATTTCTTGCTGATTCTGTTACCGTTATAGTCATCTGAAGTAATCATCAGTTACATAGGCGTGTGATTTACCACACCAAGTGCAGTAAAGTTCTTTGTTAATTAGAATATGTTCTTCCCCGTGATTTAGGGCAACAGACCAAAAACGATTACAAAATATACAAGTAAAGTTATGTATCGTTTCTCTTATCCAAGTCAAGATAACTCCTTGTTTAGTTTATGTACCTCATCAGACACTTTGGATATAAAGATAAATGGAAATATTCCATGTACCAAAGCAGTCAAGGACAAAAGAAACAACTTCAAAGCAAGCACCGTTGCAAAACGTAGATGTCTCGCCCATGATAAATTTATATCCTTTAAATGATTCATAATACCTTTGCCACTACGATGTTCCCTTCGTTGTTCGTTTTTAATTCTACTGTACGTTTCTCGCAAGTGAATCGAGTATTCCCGGATGCCGTGTCTTTCCAACCATTTCTTTTCAGAGTACGTTTCATACTTAAACATCCAGACATCCCCAGTTCTGACCATTTACCAGTAGTTGGATTTTCCCAATGGCCCATATATTCTTTGATGTCATTGTTAATATATAAAAGTAAAACAAACATGACTTCCATTAGTGTGATACTCCGTTTCCGAATTTAATCTGTGCCATCTTATCCTTTAGTATCTCTACCTTTTGTTCCAATGCTTCTATTCTCTGTCGGTAGAAGTCAAGGGTAAGTGCCTGTTGCCTGTCGAATGGGGCATTACCGTCTTCAATATTCTTTAACAACTTCTCAAACTCACCACTCAGATGTTCGATGAGCATAAATTGCTCCGCATCGGCTGGCAAACTTCCGAGCGTTCCTCGGGGCCACTCAAGAGTGAAGGTCGAGTTCTTTGTTACGTCTGCCGTCATAAGAATCTGATTCGTTTCGACCACATTCAGTCGTTCCAATATTCCAAAGTATCCCCAAGCACCCAAACAAACACTGCCTATTAAACCTATAAGGTTTCTTATTGGCATTCCTACGGATGTTTTGTCGCTAAAACTTACACCCCCATCATCCGCCACTGCTTAACCACCTTGTAAACAATGACCCACCTATACCTGATAAACCTACAGTAGCTAAGACGACACCAATGCCTATACCTCTTGTGCGTTCGAGTTGCTGGTCTAATCTATCTAACCTATCGTTCTGTTCTCTTACCATGACCTCAAGGCTATCAACCTTCTGGATTAGCTTCCCAATCTCAAGATCGCTAACATTGCTCATGTCTTCGGGTCCTCATTCTCCGTACCCAATGGATGATCTGGAGGTCGTATATATACTTGCCTATCCTCCCCGCTAAAGGCAATGCAAGTCTGCTCGTCCGTGATCATCAACACGGCAGCCAAACCACTGTCTGGGTTCTCAATAATTGCGACCCGCTTACTCTGATCCTGAGTCGCGCTGAACGTCATCGATATATGGACGCCGTAGTCAGAAATTAACGCACCCATAAGAGCGGCGAAATGATGTTTCTCTACTGTCGCTGGTAAACACATCGCTGGGAACGGGATCATTTGTTTCACCATCCCTTCCGGCGGCCCAGCTTTAACCTCATAAAGCATAGCGCTAAACATAAACAAAGCAGTTGCAAGAATAACTTTTTTCATGGCGCTGTAAACACCATTCTTATTTCTAAACCTAACGTACTAGTAGCAACCGCATCTACGTCTATCCTAATAACATCGGCAGTAGATACTCCGTTATTTCCACTAAGTACAGGGGGCGTTGCCGCAGTGCTTGAATCTTTTTCGCTAAGATCAATAGTAATGGGTGTAGACAACATATTATAACCTGTAGTTATATTATGTATTTGAACATTTGTAATACTTCCGCCACTTCCTACCGTATAAACATGAGCCTGTGCAGTATATAAATTCTTACCATTAAGTGTAGAAGGTACAACAAAATGGGTTATCCCATCTCCAGTAAATGGAGCAATTCCATCGGCAACACATTTTATTACTACAGTTCTTTGTGCAAAAGTTGATACATTTTTTGGTAGAATTGACCTTGTAGTTCCTGTTGAATTATCATAGAAAGAAAACTTATCAGTAGTTTCATCTATTGTAACATCAGTAGTAAGATTCTGTATGACTTCTTGTTTATTACTATCAATACTAGTGAGGTTTGAATCCATCTCACTAAATGTGAGCGGAGAACCTTTTACTTCTCTAAGAGTTAAAGTCGTAGCCATAATTAATCATCCACCGTGTAACCAGCAGTCCAGTAATAGTTTTGGACATAAGGCAGAGGTCCATAGGGAAAAGCGCGAGGCTGTGGTTCGTAAAACTTTCGACCATCAATCATTCTATAGGCAACACGACGAGGAGCATAATCTCTCCTTCCTATTCTTCGTATTCTTCTAGCCATTAATATGCCGCCTCTATTGCAGGTTCTAGAACACGTCCAGTTCTGGTGCGGGGCGGTATCGGGTCCATATCATATATACGAGATAGCGCATCTAGAAAATCTGGATGTATTGTAGGAAATAAACTGTATTCATTATCCTTCATCCACTTAGTAAGGTCATATGTTTTTCTATTTTCATCTATACATATAATCTTTTTAGATATAAGGAAGGCTTGATTCCTATCTTTAAAATCAACTTGGTTAGAAGTTAAAAACTTCTCATCCGTTGGATAAGGAAAGTAAAACGAACCATCCTTTAAGTCTGGCTCTAATCTTTGTATCCTATCTTTCTTTGATTGGGAGCCACCACCACCAACCCAGTTTAATTCATAGATAGGAAAACTACTTCCATCAGAAGACATCATCGACTTATAATGTTCTATGTCAGATTGTGCACCATATCTCTCATAACCTACTTTAACTTCCCTAACACCCGGCGCTCTCTTCCACTTTGTTCTTAATCTTTTTAGATAAGTCCATTTCTCAGAAAGAGTCATTCGATGACAACACCCATCTAAAAGAAACTTATTAAAGTTTGAATCAACACCAACAACAGCCATTGCTGTTCTATTAGATTCTTTCTTTTTAGAATGAGCGGGATCAACCATAATGTATACGTTGATCACATACGGGCGAACCTCATACTCAGTCCACCACTCGTCCTTAAATGAAACATCACTACCAGCTATGGGGTTCAGTAACTGCTGACAAGCTACCGTATAAGTTGAGGTAGTCTTTTTAATCTCTTCCCAGCGCTTTGGTTGAAGAAACACTGGCTCTCCATCCATCTGACCATTGTAAGTAGCTGGATGTACTCTAGGCTTTACCGCCGCCCTTTGAAGTATTGTACCATACGTGTCACCATAAGAATACCTTGTTCCAGCATATTGGTAACGAGGATCATGAGTTGACCCCAAGTTTAGAGACAACTCCCATTGGGTTGTAGTCTTCTTAATCTGCTCTGGGGTGGATACTGCATCCTGAACCACTACATCATCATAAACAATAAGGGAAAAATGTCGTCCAGTAGGCTGACCGTCGACAAGTCCGTGAGCTTCCACTGTTTGCTCTTTAGGATTAGATTGACGCTTGACACATATGCCCTCATTCTCAGCCCACTTAGGTGCTTGCTGTTTGGGCTTCTCGTACAGTATATCTGGAAATAAACTTTGCAACCTCTCATTGCCTTCAAACTCCTGCATAATCTGACGCAGGAACGGCTTGGCCTGACGAGCCGAATAAGAAAGAATTCCTATCGTAATGTCAGGATTACACAATACTTCCTGTACGCATCCTAAAAAAGTAATTATGGACGATTTATAATGGAACCGCGCCCAAAGGTCGAGGTGACTATCTTTGGCTCCTTCGACTTCTCTGCATCTATCGTATATCCACGGATGTAACATATCATGCCGATTACATATAAACACACCAAGGTAATAACGATCACACTGAGCGAGAGTCCGAATAAAAGAATCATCGATATTAGAATCACGGTGACATTCAGCATAGGCTTCAACCGCTTCCTCATACGAGACAGTTTGGAGATGCTCTGCAAGTCTAATCGCCGCTTTCGCACTATCATTATCTACTAGAACGCTTTCCGCGATCATGTCTTGCATATTCTTTTGATACCCTTATTGGTGGACATTTACCTTTAGCTTTCTTGCGCCCTTTGGGAGTGGCGCACATCGCCATAAATCTAGCCTGTTTCTTTGTTTTGCTAGGCATTTCTCCTAGCCTATAACGGCGCCGGACTTCAATGTTTTCTTTCCAGCACCTATAAGCTGTCTATGCCTACCAGCAACTTTATTTCTCTGTGCTATGTATGCTTTCCAAGCTATATCACTTTTTGGCTTTATAACCTTTC